CACGCAACGAAGCACTCGATTGCAGGGTTTATGCAACCGCTGCGTTGGGACTTCTCAACGTAAATCTAGAGGTTGTTTACAAGCAGGCACAAAATAAGGTATCATCGCCCAAGAGTGCCGCTCCCGTGCGGCGTCCTGTCGTGCCGACGAGAAACTCATTCGTTCACGGATACAAGTGATGGCAAATCTTTTCGACGCTGCAAATGCCCCTGAAGGTGAGCCACGAGAACTCGTCGTCGGTGATTTCCTACAGTGGAAGCGCAGCGACCTAGTTGCTGACTACCCAACTGCCACGCACAGCGCAGAATATGTTGCCCGCATCACTGGCGGCGGTTCCAACGAAATCAAGCTGGCTGGAACTGAAGGAAGCGCAGATTACTATCTCTTCACTGTGCCAAGCGCGACATCTGCCGACTTTGCTCCGGGTCTATACCACTGGCAGCTTGAGATCACTCAGACATCGTCCGGCAATCGCATCGTCGTGGATACTGGCGACTTCACCGCCATTCCCGACATGGATAACAACCAAGCCGATCCTCGCATTCATGCGGAGATCATGCTGGACAAGATTAACAGCATCCTTGAGGGCAAGGCTGACAGCGATGTCGGCAGCTATAGCATCGCTGGCCGTTCTCTGACGAAGATGACCTTCGCCGAGTTGATGGACGCCCGCGACCGATACAAAGCAGAGATCGTTGTGCATACCAACCGCGAATTGATTAAGCGCGGCAAGTCCAATGGCTCAACGATCAAGGTGAGGTTCATCTGATGGGTCTTTTTGACGTATTCCGCCCCAAGAAGAAGCCGCGCCAAACTGTTTTTCGCAAATATGCCGCCGCAAGCACGAGCAGGCTGTTTGCTGACGCATTTGGCGGGTCGGGCAGCGCCGACTCCGAGATCCGTCAGGCGCTTGAGCAGCTTCGCAACCGCTCCCGCGACCTTGAGCGCAACAACGAGTATTTTCGCCGCTATCTGCATTTGCTCCGCACCAATGTCGTCGGTGAGAATGGCTTTCGCCTTCAGGTTCGCGCCGTAAACCCAGACCGCTCGCAGGACATTGCTGGGAGCCAGATCATCGAGGATGCGTGGGCCGAGTTTTGCCGCTATGGCAACATCACGGTCGATGGCCGGATGTCGATGATCGACCTAGAGAACCACATTGTCACGGGCATGGCCCGCGATGGCGAGGTTTTTCTGCGGATCGTGAAGGGCAACTTCCTGCGGTTCGGCATTGCTATTGAGATCATCGAGCCTGATCGGGTTGACGACAAGCTCAACGACAAATGGCGGAACGGCAACGAGATCCGCATGGGTGTGGAGATCGACCAATACAAACGTCCGGTCGCCTATCACGTTATGACGCGCCATCCGGGCGATTACGAATATGTCTCGGTCTCCGCTGGCAATAAGCGTGTTCGCATCCCCGCCGCCGAGATCATGCACATCTATCGCTCCGAGCGGGCATCGCAGACCCGTGGCGTCCCGTGGACGACCGCTGCGATCTCTGCGTTGAAGATGCTGCACGGCTATCGTGAGGCCGAGCTTGTCGCGGCCCGCACGGCAGCTTCGAAGATGGGCTTTTTTACCTCTCCTGCGGGCGATGGCTTTATGCCTGACGGCTATGAGAATGATGATGGCACTGGCGCTCCGATCATCAATGCCGAGCCGGGGACGTTCTTCAACCTTCCGGCTGGCGTTGATTTCACTCCATTTGATCCGAGCCATCCGACCAACGCTTTTGCCGACTTTGAGAAGTCCATCCTGCGCGGCATCGCTGGCAGCATGGGCGTTTCGTATGTCTCGCTTGCCAACGATCTTGAGGGCGTCAACTATTCCTCCATCCGCCAAGGCGCTCTCGACGAGCGTGATTTCTACCGGACGCTGCACCGCTTCATGATCGAGCATTTCCTTGACCCGCTCTATCGCGTCTGGCTCGATCATGTCATCCAGTTCGGCCTGACGCCGATCACTGGCGCTGGCAAATACGAGAAGTTCAGCCGCAATTTCACGTTCAAGGGCCGCGGTTTCCAGTGGGTTGACCCGCTCAAAGAGATGAACGCCGCTGTCGTCGGTTTACAAAACGGCATTCTTAGCCATAGTGATATTGCTGCAAACTATGGTAGAGATGCCGAAGAAACCTTTGCCCAGATCGCCCGCGATAAAGTTGACGCGGAAATCCACGGTCTGAGCATGGCCTACGAGCCGTTTGGCGAAAAGCAGCCTGTGCCAGCACAGGCAGACACATCAGAAGGAGAAGCGCCATGACCGCTTTGACTGAATTGGAAGAGGAAGTGGCTGGCGAAGTCGCTGAACAAGCCCCAGAGGCCATTGAAGTGGTAGCGGAGCGTTCCGAGCCTGAAGCCGTTGAGGTTGCCGTTGAGGAGGTTGAAGAGCCTGCGCCTGCCGAAGCCGCAGAAGAGGCTCGCTTCAGCCGCGACGACATGAAGACCCGCGCAATGGGCGCGGAAGCCAAGATTATTGACCAAGAGAAGCGCACGGTTCGCATCGCTGTCAGCAGCGAAGAGCCAGTTGACCGCCCCTTTGGTGCAGAAATTCTAGATCACAGCGAGAAGAGCATTGATCTGGCGTTTGCCCGCTCTGGGCGGATGCCGCTCTTGCTGGATCATGACCCACGCCAGCAAATCGGCGTGGTGGAGAGCGTTGATCTCGATGGCTCGGCCCGCCGTCTGCGGGCGACTGTTCGTTTCGGAAGGAACGGGCTTGCCAAAGAGGTTTTCGAGGATGTTGTTGACGGCATCCGAGCCAACATCAGTGTCGGCTATCAAGTCAACAAAATGGACCCAGAGGGCCGCGAGAAATATCGCGTTTCTTCTTGGTCGCCAATGGAAGTGTCCGTTGTTTCGATCCCCGCCGACCGGACAGTCGGCGTTGGCCGCAGCGCGGAAGACGACCTTCAGAAACCCGTTAACCCTGCTACTCCTAGAAAGGAGACCATCATGACTGAGGAAGTCAAAATTGATGTGGAAGCGGTGAAGGCCGATGCTGCCCGCTCCGCTGCCAAAGAGACCGCCGAGATGTTCGCCCTCGCCGCGAAGCACAACAAGCGCGATCTCGCCAACGAAGCCGTTGCTAAAGGCCTGTCGCTCTCGGAGTTCCGTGGCGCTCTGCTCGAAGCCATCGGCTCCAAGCCGCTCGATGATGCGTCGATTGGCCTGACCAAAAAAGAAACCCGCAATTTCTCGGTCATTCGGGCTGTTGCCGCTATGGCAAACCCGACCGACATCGAGCTTCAGCGTGCTGCCGCCTTCGAATTTGAAGCCTCGGCTGCTGCTGCTCGCGCTGCGGGTGTCACCGCTCAAGGTCTTTACATTCCCGCCGACATCCTGCGCGGCTGGAACAAGCGCGATCTCAACTCGTCGGATGACGCTGCTGTGATCGGTGAAGACTACCGCGCTGGTGACTTCGTTGACGTTCTGCGGAACGCTTCGTCGGTCATGCAAGCTGGCGCTCGTATGCTCACTGGCCTCGTCGGTGACGTTGCTATCCCGCGCAAAGCGACCGCCTCGGCTGCTGCGTGGATTGCGACCGAAGGTGCCAATGCTAGTGAAAGCGAGCCTACCTTCAACCAGATCACGATGGCCCCGAAGACTGTTGGTGCAACCACCGACATCACTCGGAAGCTCATGAAGCAAGCCACGCCCGACATCGAGATGCTCGTCCGCGACGATCTCTCGGCTGCTCTGGCCCTTGCCATTGATCTTGGCGCTCTCGCTGGTTCCGGTTCGTCGGGTCAGCCCACTGGTATCAAGAATACCTCGGGCATCAACACCCCGACCAACTTCGCCGCTGCCAACCCGACCTTTGCCGAGGTTGTGGCGATGGAGACTGCCGTTGCCGAAGACAACGCCCTCGCTGGTTCGCTCGCCTACATCCTGCCCGCAGGTATGTATGGTGCGCTCAAGACCACCGCGAAGGACTCCGGTTCGGGCCAGTTCGTTGTGGAGCCGGGTGGCACGATCAACGGCTACCGTGCCATCGTGTCGAACCAAGTCACCGCTGGCGATCTGTATTTCGGCAACTTTGCCGACCTGCTCATCGGTATGTGGGGTGGCCTCGACCTGATCGTCGATCCCTACAGCGGATCGAAGTCCGGCACCGTTTCGATCACTGCTCTCCAGTCGGTCGATGTCGCTGTCCGTCACGCGGTCAGCTTCGCCTTCAACAACGACGGCGCATAATGCTAACCTGGGAGGGCTTTCGTGGCCCTCCCTCCCCCACAAGGGAGGGGTCAATGAAACACTACACTGTCCTTAAATCCTGCTTTGCTGGCGGCGCTCGCCGCAGCGCTGGTGACGTTGTGCAACTCACCGACAGCGAGGGCAACGCTCTGACCAACATGGGTCGCGTTGTGGCTTCCGAAGCGCCGCCCGCCAAGCAAGAACCAGCTAACCGCGCCGTTGATCTTCCGGTCAGCGATGCTCCGCAAGTCGCCAAACGCACCATCAAGAAGGTGAAGAAGTAATGGCCCTGCCATTTGCCGATGATCTTGCCGCGATACTCAATGTTGACGAGTTCGCAACTGCCGTCACCTATGACGGCGGCACGATCAATGGCATCTTCGACAATGAGACTATCCCCGTTGAGACTGGTGGCGGCATTCAAGTCCACCAGCAGCAGCCGCGCTTGACCTGCCGCACATCCGATATTCCCTCGCTGGCCGAAGATCAGCAGATGGTCATCAATTCGGTGACCTACGATGTGAAGGCTTGGGTGCATGACGGCACTGGCGTTACCACCATTCAGTTGGAGCGTGTCTGATGGCCCATGTCCGCAAGCAGATCAGGGACAGGGTTGAGAGCATCCTATCGACTGGCGCAACGCTGGTCGGCGGTCG